TGATTTTGGTGTATCTTTATCTTCGTCATCTGCATCATCATCTTCGTCTGCATCTTTTGATTTTGCTTCCATTACAGAAACGAATTTTTCTTCTAAAGCTTCAGCCATGCGTGTTTGAATTTCTTCCTGAAATGCTTCTTTCATTTCAAGAGGGCGTCCAGCCATTGCTTCTTGTACGATTTTCTCTAAAGACATATCTATCTCCTTTTTCGTTGTTTATTAAATTGTATTAATATACTATTTATAATTATTTAAACATCTTAGCTTGAGTTGCGGGACCAACGATCCCATCTGCAACCAAACCATTTGTGTTTTGCCATTTTTTTACTGTTGTTAATGTGCCAAATCCAAAGTCACCATCAGCAGTAACTCCGAGTGCTTTTTGCATTGCTGCAACATCATCACCCTTCATACCTTTGCGTAGTGTTCTTGAACCAGATTTAGCGGTTTTCTTTGCAGGCATTTTACCACCGAGAATTGCAAGAGCTTCTTCCCAACGACGGTTACGATCTTCTAATCCAATTGTACCACCGTTAATTTTCTTAGTTAATCCTACATTATCACCTTTATCTGCATACTTTTCTAATTTATTCTTTTTCCAAAACCAGCAAGCCGACTCGATAGCACCCGTAGGCGTTGCTACGTACTCTGCTCCTTCTTCTGCTGACATTCCAACTGACTTTGCGAATGCTGTATAATTATTTCGGCCTGTAAGTTGCTTAATGCCACGGCCCCTAAATCTCCAACCGTCCCCAGGTTCTGTATTACCCAAGGCACCTCGTTTAGACCTGAATTCATCCTGGTAGACGTAATTCGCAATCTTTTCAGGATCGCGTGCATAATCTTTCGCATCTCGTTTCCCCTTGCCAAAGTAACGACCAAACACGCCATTGAGTGCTTTTTCGCTATAGTTTAAATTCTCTTCAAGCCGTGTAAAATCAGCTGACTCATGTGCACACTGTGCCATAAATCCTGCAATACGGTTTGCTGTATTAATTTCGTATTCGTCAAACATAACAAGAGCTGCCTCATACCATGATTCAACATCTTTGTTTCTTGGTATCATTGCACCAAATTGTTCTAAGGTAATCTTCATATTTTATCTCCCATAATATCTCTTAGTCTTTTTTTCTTATCAGACTTATTACCTGCTGTCCATCTTTTTTGACCAGCTTTTGACATGTGTCCACCGTCCATACCAGCAATGCCACCCGAACCTACACTATTAGCAGGAGCTTCTTCTGGCAATTCTGGCGCGATGTTAATTTTTTTGTTTACTTTTTCCGAAAGTACGGTATAATCAATATATGTATTGTTAAATAATGATAGATGCTCTGACAAAACTTCTTCGTCCATCTCTTCATTAAGTATTGAATCATCAGTAAATACTTTGTATTCTTTTATTAAGAACAATGCAGCTGCATATGATGCAATCTTAGAACTTCCACCAGGTAATTTACCCAGGAGTTTCTTCATGTTAAGAACCATAACATCAAACATGCCGAACGCTCTTTTCTGCGCTCCGCCTCTTTTGTTCTTCTTAACTAATATTTTCCCATCTTTATCAATTACGCCTTCTTTGTAAGCGTCCCATTTTTCAAATGGTGTCGCCAACCTACGTATAAATTGATAGACTAAAAATAAATCGACAACCATTGGTCAGATTCCTTCGAGTAAAATTGCAATAGAATCATCACAATCTATATTGTTTCTGCTTAAGATTACATCATCATACTGAATAATTTCAGGCATATAGTTTAAATATTCTACGAATGGTTTAAGGCAATCGTGGAATTCATGCAGCTTCATAAAGAGCATGTTTGTTGCTTCTAGCCCAAAAACATTATATACAATAATCAGGTGATTCAGAATCAACCTTTCTTTTAGATCAGCATCCTGCCTGTATCTACCAAATAACTTTCGTAAATACTGGAATCGCTTTAAGTCCTCTTCAAACTCTGAAATATCAGAGCATTGAGGGTTATCATAATGTTTTGATGCATACAACAGAAAAGTTGATTCTGTCAATATCATAATTTATCTTCTATTCTATTAAGCGTCTGCTACTACTGAATCGTCACCGAGGCCTGTAACACCTAAGTCACCTACATCAGCATCTGCGCATGTTCCGCCCTTCATTGGGACTAAACATTCTGCAAAGTGACGTCCGCCAACTGTGTGGTACAACCACCAGCCTGGTCCAGTCAAGCCTTTAGCTCTGTTTGCCGCAATTGCTGCTTCTTCATCAGAAACAAAAACTGCATTGTCTTTATCGTTTGCTTTATTTGTATTAGCAGCGGCTGCAGACAACCATGAAGGTGCTGATGCAGCGTTATCTAATTTTGCCCATTGTGCCATTTTTTGTGCTCCTAGTTTGGGTTATTATTTTTATTTATACATAATTAACTTATAAAATCAGATTTAAGATTTTTTAATCTTTTTCTGAGCAAGCTCATACCCTTTATCTCGTTTATCAAAGATTTTTGCTTGATTTTTTTGGTGTGGTGATTCATCATCAAAGTCGTACCTACGTGCAGCTGCATCCATATAAGAATTAGCAGCCTTAGCTCGTGCTTTATTTGCTTTCTTAGCATAGCTTTTAAGTGTAGAAACATCTAATTCACCTAATTTCTTTGCAGGTGGATTCTTTGCATATTCACCTAATTTCTTTGCAGGTGGATTCTTTGCATTATTAGTTTGCTTAGCATGCTTTGCTTCTAAATCATTTTGAGCATCATCTTGTCGCTTTTTAAGAGCAGCCATTCGATCTCTTTGAGCTCGTTCCATTTCTCTTTGCTTAACTTGCTTTTCTAACTTATCGCCATCTCTATCTGCTCTAGCAGCTGCTGTGCCTCTCATATTACCTTGCTTATTAACCACTGCTTTCTTGGCTAATTTACCAGCACCTCGAGTACCTTTAAGTCCGAGTCTTGCAGCACCTACTACGCCTTTACCAATCGCGCCAATAGTTCCGCCTATTACTTTACCAATTATCTCGTTAATCTCTTCTTCGCTTAATTCACTATATTGATGTAAAGTTATTTCGTTTTCGTTTAAGTAATCTGCTATCAAATCATCGAATGCATTTTCACCTAATATTTTTTCTGCGTGAGATGTATGTTCAACCCAACCTTTATCACCAGGCTTTTTATTATGGTTAAAAACTTTTTTACCAAGCGGTGTAAGGTTACCTTTTTTATCATACATTTGATTTACGAGTTGCTTCTCTTTTGCAGTTAATTCTTCAAGAGTTTCTACTTCTTCATTCCTTTTGTTGACAGGAGATTTATTTAAACGATCAAGCGCAGCTTTTGTACGCTTTCGTTGATTGTGGATGTCATCACCATGCTTATCAGCCTTGTCATATGCTTTGCTAGTAGCACGGACGAATGTACCGTTTGATTGATCTGGTGCTAAACCAGGCCATTTATCTTTTTTATCACGGTCATTAGCGGCATGTTGCTTAGCAAGGCTTTTACTTGCCTTATTAAGTTTATTCTTCATCATCATCTTGCCAATACCTTTAAATGGACCTTCTTCTAATGAGACATTAGATGTTTCTTCTACTTCTTCGTAATATCCAGCACGCAATGATCTTGGACCAGACATGCTACCTTTACCAAGTTTTGCACGCATAGCTTCTAAATCTTTTTTAAGTTTATCTTTACCCAAAGCTTTATTTAATTTTGCTGTACCTGGTCTTGTAAAATTCTTTCTGCTAATATCAACAATTTCGGATACATCGGCATTACAGTTACAATGTGGGCAATCTGCAGGACAATCACAGTCTTCAGCCTTTACGTCAGATCCACAACACTTGTCTGAACAATGTGTATCTTTAGCTTCTCTATAATCATCATCTTTCTTAACAGGCTTAGGTTTATTGTATTCACCCTTAGCAGGATTGTAATCTAAACCTTCGTGACGAGCTGCTGTGTCCGTATTGGTTACAGTATGTGGCTTGCCATTAACATGTACAATAGCATTACCATTTTTGTCTACGTTGCCATTCCAAAAACCTTGCTTATGCTGCTTTTGAGCATCTTTAACTTTTGGGTGATTAGCAATATCTGGATGCAAATCCATTGCTTCATTTGTAGTACCCATTTTGCTAAGAGCATCTGATTTACTAACATCTTTGCCAAAAGTTTTATGGTCTGTATGCTTATGATAATCTGTCATATGCTGGTGCACTTGATCCATTTTATTTTTATTATTGGCGGTTTGTGCTGCCTTTAAATGGTTTTTTGCAATTGTATGGTGTTCTGCACCCGCGCGATGATGTTGTTCTTTAGAGTCATCATAGCTTGCTTTTTGTTTTTTGGACAAACCGCTCTTACCTATTATTTTGGCTTCGGACGCTTTGTTAGTATGGCTTATGCGTTTTTCATCATGCTGCTCAATTGCTTTATCAAGGTGTTTATTATTAATTTTACGCTTAGGAAAATTTAATGCTGATTTTATATTATCGCCAATTCCTTCATTTACGGATTCTTTATTTAGATAAATCGGTCCACCATGTTGTGCCGTTTGTGTACCCAGAGCTTTTTTAGCCTTTTCAAAATCATCTTTATGCACTGTAACAAATGTTTTGCTTTTATTAAATGCAGACACCTGGTGCTTGTGCTTAATACCCTTCATAAGAGGGTGTGGTTTTAAATCAGGTACGGGCTTGCTTCTATCTTCATTAAGATTAGCCGTATGTTTTTTAAAGCTTTTCATTTGTTAATTTCCCTATGAATTTAATACTATTTATATTAAAATAGTTTACCATTTTTCTTTATCAGCCCAATATGCAGCAGACATTTTACCTTTTGCAATATCAGCGCCGTGGCGTGCTTTAAATGACTTGCGCTTAGCTTTCATCTTATCAGACTCACCTTTTTTAGGATCGCCGGCAGTAGATGCGCCTTGCTGACCAAATCGAATTGTTTTAATTTTGCCGCCATCTTTAGCAACAACAATATGACTTTTTGTTTTGTGACCAGGAGTACGTTTAGCTTTATTATAACCTTCAACGCCTGCTGATTTTAACCGAGAATCTTTTTCTTTAGCTTCGGCCATAAATTCTTTAAAATTTTTCATTTGTTTTCCTTAGTGGGTTGATGCTTCAAAAGAATGTGTGAACATTTTATAATTGTTAATGTTTTACCGGACTTACATAATCATAGTATTTGCTATGGTTTTGTTGGCTGTGAACTTTAAAATGATGTACATCATATCCATCTGATGTTTTATGCGATTTAATATGTTTTAATTTAGTACCCGCTGGTAATACTGTTTCTTTTTCACCGCTTGGATGTTGAGAACCTTTTCCATCTAGATGAACAGCCTTAGTATGTTTATCAGCATGAACTACTACCATATGTCCGCTTCCAAATTCTTTTGACGAGTGATGATCATGTGATGTAGACATATGTGCCGGATTGTGAACTATACCATCTTTACTCTTTTTAGCAGCTGCACCAAAGTCATGACGTGAACCGTGATATAAAGTGATTTTCTTACCAAGCGGTTTAGAATGTTTAAGGATTGTGTGATGCACGTGAGCTTCGCTATCGGTAATCTTTTCCATATTTTTTTTATTAGGGTATGTTTCAAAGTCGTCCATATGCACGTGCTTTTCTCCATCCTGTTTATGAAAATATGCTTTATCCTTGGAAAATAAATGTTGTTTTTTCTGTCTATGCGCTTCTATTAAATGCTCATTCATTTCTGTAGTGTTTGTTTTAAAATGTTTAAAAGCTTTTCTTTCATGCAAATCTTTATGAGCGTCTTCAGAATGCTTAGACAAATGTTCACTATGATCCTCTTTGTTATGACCAGCAGCATGTTCATCTAAAGATTTTTCATGATCTGCTTTACCGCCGAAGGCTTTTTTAACCTTAGCTACTATAGATTCATTAGTATCTTTTTTCTTATCTTTTTTCGCATTTCTATCGTATGTTGTACTGTGCGAGATAAAAACATTTCCGTCTTCATCTTTGTGAAATCCAGATCCAGCTGCAGTGGACTTATCTTTGTTTTTTGTAAATGTTTTAAAGCTTTTCATTATACGTATTCCTTAATTTTCTTTTCGATAGCCGAAATAATTTTATTATGTGTTTTACTTAAATATCTATCAGATCTTAAACGCTTTATTGCTAGTACAGTTTGAGCTGCATACTTCTTTTGAAAATCTGCCGGACGTGTATCAATATCCTGCACATTTGCTAATCTGTCTGCAAGTTTAATAACTAATGACCAGCTAGACATTTTAGCCATTTTGTTTGCAATGTATTCACCTTTACCAATAGCATCTGATGCTGCTTTGTCTGTTGTTAATTCTTGAACCATGCCCGCAACTAATGCGCCGAACTGTTTAACTAAATCCGGATATGTTGTATCAGTATCCTCAATTGTATCATGCAAATAAGCTGCTTGTACTAAAGCCGAAAGATTATTTGACTTTTTGAATTGCTTTACAAAACGAGCAACTTCTTTAGGATGCTCAATATACTTACCGCCACTTTTGCGGGTTTGTCCTAAATGAGCTTTAGTTGCAACTCTAAGTGCGGTTAATGCGCTTTCGTTTAATGTATCTTCAGCTATGTATTGCTTAAACCTAATCATTAAAACTGTCCTCTGTTACATTATGAGCTACCTTGCCAGTAATTTCTAAATCTTTTTTTACATGATTCATACCAGTTTCTTTGCTATGATAAGTGTCTTTGTTAAAATCACCTTTCATTTTATATACGCTATATTTTCTGCCTGGAAAATCTTTCTTCATTATGTGGGCGCCTTTAGTAGCATCTGCAGTAGTTTTATACGCAGCACCGCCATGGTCACCATCCTGCCTACCGGTTTTCCAATGTTTTCTGCTCTTCAGTTCAGGATGTCCGGTTTTTACATTTTCTTTTGCTCGATTTATTGAAGCATCATAAGACCTTGTATGTCCGATAGTATATAATTCACTAATATATGTTTTAAAGCTTTTCATTAAAACTGCTCCGGATATATTTTCTTTTGTTCAGCTAACCATGTATCCCAAGCTTTTTTCTGCTTACTTGTTTTCCATTCTTTACCATTCAATTTAAAGTTGCTGCTACGCGAACTCGTCATTTCAGCAGCTTTTCTCATAACAGACAAATGGTCGCCTGCATCGTTTTCTGTTCCATACACTTTAGCCATGTTAGAA